GTTGTAGAACCAGTTGCATATGTTGTAGTGTTAGCACCACTTATATCAGCATAGTTTGTACCATCACCGTTCTCAGACTTTTGCCATTGATAACCAATTGTAGCACTATCTTTAGTTGAACCAACAGCAGTGAATGATCCTGCTGCAGGAGCAATAGGTGTAGAATTTACTGGTTGTGTATCTACTGTAATAATTCTGAATACTGTTAATGTAACTGCGTTTGTGTAAGCTGGTGCAACTGTAGTGTTAGTTTCTAACTTACAACGATACTGATAAGTGTTTTTAGCAAAGTCATCATCCACAGTCAGTGTATTCGTAGTTGCTCCACTATATCCACCACCATCAGTAACTGTCGCCCAACCTAGACCACCATTAACTGAGAACTCCCATTGGAATACAATAGTAGATCCATCATCACTAATACCCGCTACAGGTCCGAAGGTGACTGTTCCACCAGATCCTGCTTCTATACTACCGCTTGATGGTTGTTGTGTAATTGAAACAAGAACACCAGTTCCAGTTGTAGTGAATGCATATGATTGTGCGTTACCAGTTACATTTTCTGTGACTGTAAAGTTATAAGTTGTATCAAGATAATCAGATGTTACTGTTCCAGATAAATTACCTGTCGATGTATCAAATGTTAAACCAGTAGCACCAATAGAATCACCACTCAAAGTGTATGCTTCAAAGGTTGGTTCGTTTGCAAATGTAGTTCCCTGTAGACCTAAATCTAGATTAACAGTAGCACCGTTAGCATATGGACTTCCTGCAAATGTTCCAGATGAAGTTTGCCAAGTTACGTTCGTGTCTATGAAAGGATAGAACATACCACGAGAAGTGGTAAGAGATGCACCCGATCCATTGTAATTGAAATCAACACCAGAATCTACAGGGTAGTAAGTAACAGGAGAACTTTGTCCTGCTGATTCTTGTGTATCTGTTGATGATGTTAAAGATGTTGATGTGGATACTACACCATCATAACTTTCATGTGTTTTTTCTTCCGACTTAATTAATGCCAAATAGTTATTTGATCCACCACCTGTTGTACCAGCTGTAGCGTTGTTAGGTGCTTGTATAGTAATACTGTTATTAACTGCACTTTCTGCTGCTATGTTTAACCAACCAGACTGTGACAATGTAGATAAGTTTATACCACCAACCACTACACCACCACTACCGCCAGGTGCAGATTGAACTGTTATAGATCCTATCATCCCAGAGTGAATACCACATTGATAGTAAAATGTTCCTGCCTGTGCGGGTGTCCATGATACTGTTGCATTACCACTAGAACCTTGACCAGTAGCGTTTGGAGTTGTTACGTTACTACCTTGACTTGATACTCTGATATAGAATGGGTGAATACTTGATACGTTGCTTAGATTAAAGTTAATTGTATCTCCAACATATACTGTAACTCCTGTGTTGTTACCACTAACAGCACCATTTCTATCCGTTCCATTGAGTGTGTAGAAACTAGATGATGGTGCAGTAGTTGTTATGTTGTAAGTTGTTGGTGTAGCAGATCCTGCTCCTGCTGTAGAACCTGTAGTTCTAAGTTGGACTTTCCTACCTACGTTTCCTAAGAAATGAGATGAGTCAGCTGGATTGAATTTTACTTCTACGAAAGAAGATCCAGACAAAGTGACATATGGATTGTCTATAAGTTTCTTATCTACTATACTGTTTATAGGATAGTTACCATGTGTACCTGTTCTAATATCACCAGCTGATCCCGTAGATCTCGCAAATTGTTTTGCCAGTCCAGTTAGATTATTTGTAGTTAATGTATATCCATTCTTACCACACCATGCTGCCATAATGCCCGCAACAATAGGACCTGAGAACGATGTGCCATCTATAGTATTGTAGTTAGTTGTACTTGTATATGGTGTATTAGCAGTCCAGTCATAAAAAGGAACAAGAATTTTTTCGCCTGGTGCGACGGTAGTGCACCCTGATCCATAGTTAGAGAAGAACGCCCATCTGTCATTGTAAGATGTAGCACCAACTGTAATTTTGTTTTGGTTTGTATCTACATTATTAATACCACCATTACTATTGTCAGCATATCCTGCTGTTCTTGCACCCGCTACACACTTAGTTTGCAAAGGTCCTGCAGTTACATCACTACTATTTTTAAATCCGTTACCCGCAGATCTAACAATAATAAGATTTTTTTGTCCTGCTATTGTTCCTTCGATGTCATCTAACATCTCTTCGTCAGTTCCTGTGTCATCTCCACTATCATTAAGTTCTATGTTAGGTGAGTTTTGTGTGGGAATTGTAGGTCCGAAGGATGAGTTGATAACAGCTGGGCGATTGTTACCTTTGTAATTAGCATCTGTGCTGTCGTTATGATCTATGACTGCTTGATATGCTGCTAGTATTCCACTATAAGAACCACTTACTGTGCTATTAAATGCCTTGAGTGAATATATCTTTGAGTTAGTGCATATTCCAGCTGTTCTTCCAGCTGCAAGAATAGCACAATAAGTTCCATGTCCGTTGTCATCTTCATTGTTTGTTCCATATGCACCACTATAATGTGATAGTTGAAACACTCTGTAGTTCTGTTGTTCAGCAGAACCGTTAAGGTCACTAACAAAGTCAGGGTCATATAACTCTGGATGGAGTGCTGCGTTGTTACCTGTTGGTCTAGATGCACCACGAACTCCAGAATCTATGATGTAAATATCTACACCATCACCAGTTCCATTTGATGTAGCACTAAATTGTCTGTTTAAATATTGCCTATCTTGCTTTGTAATTCTATCTAAATGCCAGTAGTCATGAATATTAATTGTTCCATATCTATCTGGAGTTGAAGTGAACCTTCCCATTCCTGCATGGGTAGAGCAATAATAATAGATGATGGATGGTGTTGATGCACTAACTGTTAATACAGTTGTTCCATCTGTACCAGCTGTTCCTGTGTAAGTTACTCCTGTCGACAGAGCACCTGTGCCACCTGTCGTATGTGTTCCATCTTGTGTTTCAGAAAACTTAAGTTGATGTCCTGCATTTGAGGAATCACTTTGATCAAACGTATATGTTCCACCTTGCATGAAACCTGTTTGATTATAAAATCTACTATATGTTCCAGTTGGAGTTCCAGAAAACACAAAATAATCACTACCACTGAAATTTTGTACCTTTACATATATTGTTCCACTTCCAGTTGTTGTTAAAATTCTAGTATTCTGTGTTGCTTGTCCTGATGCAGGAGTATTAATATTATTAGATCCAGAAGTATCTATGTTAAGAGATGCCTCAGTAGGCATGGGGTCTCCTGCGTATACCTCAGCATCCCATGTAGCATTCTTAACTACATTTAATGCTTTCAATTGTGAGAGCATATTACTCTGATACCTCTCAGGGCAATCAAAGGTAATTATCTGAAATGTTCTGAATTGTTCGACAAAGGATAAGTAACCATATAATTTCAAGATCGCTGCACATGCTTGATCTATGCTATAGTTATCGTTGATCCTTACTATTACCTTCTTCATCCTGTGGTACAATAAGTCCTTCAGATATATTTATGAAGTTCCGTCTCCTGCCTTTGCTAATAGTTTCTGAATTTCGCCTTCGCTTACCTGTTTGCCCATTCTTTCTACAGGTTTTGTAAATTTTAAATCGTGTTTTTCATCAAACACAAATTTAGTTCTGAGGTGTGTTTTGTCTCTTTCCACTATCAAATGATATGAATGACCATAAACATTAGATGAAAAACCTAATGATATAATGGTTCTACCATCATATAATTCTCCCACTTTGTAAGGACAAGTCTCGGCAGTTCCATCAAATCTAATATGAAACTGCCTAGAGTTTACATGTTCTTGTGCTCTAAGTTCACTTGACTTTTTCAGTGGCATTTTCTTCTGGTTCCTTGAGTGTCATATTAAGTGCTTCAATAGCACCTTCTAATCTCAACGTCTGCTCTTTACGAGTGCTTAGTTGTTTCTCCAGTTCGACGATTGTTGCTTTTTGTTCTTTCAGTTGATTGGTGAACTCTTCCACCATTTTTTCAGCATCCATAGTTTAGAATGATAAGTGTATTATTTAGTATAGCACTAGATGTCTTGATTTTCAATCCAACTAGTAACTATGTATTTGTCTCCCGATAGAGGAGGATTACCTCTATGAGTGTGTGTCCAGTGTGCTGGCCATATCAAGAACGTACCTCTTTTAGGTTTGAACCTGACATGTTGATATAGAAACTCTGTCTCTCCACCTTCTTCAACATCATTTAGGTATAGCATAGTAGCAAACATTCTTCGGTTTGCACCATACTGTCCATCTTCATAATGCCATACATGATATCCTTGACCAGGTTTTGTTCTTTGAATATTCATATATGCCTGTTGCAAGTTAAAGTTAGCAACGTCATTAAAGTGACTTACATATATGTCCATACATGCTTTAGTCATACTATTGTAATCTTGAAGCAATGGTGCGGGTCTGTTAAATGTAATCATTGATGTATCAATGGTTGTCATATCATCATTTACTTTTACAGTCCTTGATCCTGCATCAGAATCCATATCTACGTTTCTTCTTCTAATAAGAGTCTGATCCTGTTCTGCTTTTTTATGATACTCTATAAACTGCATGCAATGAATATCAGTCTCAAAGACTCCTATAAAGTCATCTCTAACGTCAACGTTTCTAATCATCTCCAAAACTCCATGTTACTATACTTTTCAATTACATAATCTGACAAAACATCTTTAGGGTCTTTAGATGTTTTAGATAATTCTTTCTTGACTACATGTAGGTTTTCTAATCCTAGCATACCATCATGAGGTAGATAATCATTTACAATATTATTAAGATCATGTTTGTGTAGGGGTATATCTAAAAACTCATATACATTGTACATTGTATTTACTGGTTTGTCTATTAGATCATCATACTCTATAAGCATGACTTCTGGGTCTTTATATGATGTCTTTAGAGACTCATATGATAACTTTATCAAACCATCATCTTTCATTAACCAATCACATCTATTATCATTATTAATTTCTTTACCCATAAATTGTAGACCTCTATCTACAAAATTGAGTTTATCAGAACTCTCTAGTAAAGTAATCCAACTTGTCAATATCTCAAGCATACCTCTTACTGGGCATATTATTTTTGGATTTGAGTTTAATGACTTTGCTAGAATCCTATTATCTTTATGACTCCATACCCTACATTTGTCGATTATATGTTTTGCATCAGTATCAAAGTAATAACTATCTGCCACAGACACTGCTAGTTTAGACTCAAATGTATGTTTAGGATACAATACTAACTGTTCATTGTTTGCAAGAAACCTAAAAGTATTATCTAAAAGACCACAGATAGGTGACTCAGGACCTGAGTGTATATCTGGATTCTGGTTTAGTATGCTTGATAGTAGAGTAGCACCAGTTCTAGGCAACCCACTTAAAAAATAATAAGTCAAAATTCTAAATTTACTGAAGATAAATTGTTACCATCGTTATAATTTATTTTGCCATAAGGTAACGTATTGAAGGCAATAGACCAACGTTCATTATCTAGGTCATTAATAGATCCATGTTCTAACCACCATGGAAACATAATTAATCTACCTTTGATTGGTTCTACCATATACATGTCTTTATTAATATCTGATATTGGTATAGTAGATTTATGAACCTGTAACGGATTTGGTTGTCTAAAACAAAGAGGTGATCCTCCTGTTAAATAAAAGACACCACTATATGCAGACATAGGGTGTCTATGAAAATGTATGTCTTGTTTAGATGTTACTCTGTTTACCCATGCGGTAGTTATCTTAAAACTTTCACAATGAAATTGATAGTATTCTTTGATCTCATTCGCACATTTGGTAATCCATGTAAACAATGCTCTATACTCTGGTTTTGTATGTAGATCAGAATTAGATTGATCTACAGGAATATCTGTAGAAACATACTTCTTAGATGCTTCTACTAGATGATCTACCTCGCTCTCCCAATCCCACCAGAATACTTCTGTTGGAAATAAATCCAACCTATTCATACAAAATTAAAATTAAATGACAACGTTATTCTAAACTCATCGCTTTTTTGTTTAAGAACCATGTGTTCTACAAATGCAGGAAATACAACAAGATCACCCTCCTCTACTGGGAAGAATGATCTTTGTGCCCACATTGGTGGTGAGTTTCTAGGATCAGGTGATTTTGCTTGTGGTGCTGAAGCGTTGGCAACCTGTCTATATGGATTAACAAATACTGTTGGAGTATGAACCTCTGGGTTATACTTTATATAATGTATTGCTGAGAACTGACCTGGCAAATGATCATGTATATCATGAGACTGTCCTGTCTTATATGCATTTAACCATGCTGAGTTTACTTGCACCTGTCCATGTAAACCCTCACCATAACAACCATACTGAGCACCCATTGTTTGAATACTCTCCATATAAGATGGAAATATATCGTTCCATGGTAAGTTTGCCTTCTGACCATAAGTTGTAAAGACGTTCTGAGTCTCTACCTCATTGTCAGCAAAGGTATTAGATTGTTTAGGATATTCTTCCTCTACAAACCCTTCTGCATATTTTTTTATTTTCTCATGATCTGTAACAGGAGTCTTCCATATACAGATCGGAAACAATTCCGAAATCACTTGTGTGTTACAACTTCTACTATTCTATCACAACTTCTTCTATTTCGCAATTATCAATGTCACAGGTCTCTGGATCTGCTGGCCATGTCTGTTTTAAAATACCTGTAATACTGAAGTTTGACTCATCTGGAGTCAAATAGTGTGAGGCAGGAACTGCTACTTCGTCCTCTCTAACTTCATCACCATTGTCATCTATAATCTTAATCCAGTATTTAAAGTATTGTCTATCTGGTTCAGAGATAATAGTTTTTTTATTCTTTGTAACAATAATTTTCATCGCACCCAAACCGCCATATTGTAATTTACCACTCCGTTATATCTACCCATACAGTTAGGATAGAAGTTAGGGTTGATTCCACTCTGATAGTTTACACCAGATGATTGAGATCCATATATCTCAGTTCCAGAACAGTATGCTGAGATCTTATCGTATGCTGCATAACCACCCCAGTTATTGTTGTGACCATGTTTGCAACCTAAACCACCAGCTGTATATCCATAGTTACCATTACCCGCTGCACCACTGAATGATACTCTAGCGTTAGCATAGTTACTTGAGTTGAAGTTATTGGTAACATTAAACATCAAGTTATATGATGAGTTGTCCCGACCATTGATAGTTCCTGAGATAAACATATCACCACCAAGAATCTGTGGTCTGTTATTATTCCAGTTTAATAACTGAGAATAATCTTGATATGTTTTTCTACCACCACTACTTAATGTAAGGTTATTTCCTGCTGTAAATATTTGATATAGAGTATTTCCAGAATAGTTGTTATTTACATAGATTCCATAACCATTTAACTGAGCACTGTTGTTTTGAAAACCTTGTCTTTTGTGACACATGAACAATATCTCTTGCACTGGATACTGGTCAAATGCTCTAGTCTTTACGTTACTACCCCAAGGAGATGTATTTGCTTGCTGCTGTTCATTCCTAGTCAACCAGAATGTAGTGTTATCCCAATGTGGAATGCCACCAATAGAACTATTGGCAGAGTTTGTATTAATATTAAATGCTAGAATCCAAGGTTGTGCATCAATAGGACTACTAAGTTTCGCATATGCTTGATACTTAGTTCCACCTGATGCATCTTGAAACCAATATACCCCATCAGATGTTGCACCCGCGTTTACTATTTCACTTAAACTTGTTGCAGCAGTATCTGATGACAGTCCATTTGCTGCTCTACCGCCACCTACCTTTACCCATTGTGCTCCGTCAGCAACGTATATAAATCCATCATCGGGATCGTATATTTGTTGTCCTGGCGTAGATGGAGATGGTCTTTGTGCTACAGTATAATTGGGTAGGTTTATACCCACACTCGCATTTACTGTACCGACATTAATCTGAGACATACCTAATAGTTACTATCCACAATCTTATTTAGCGAAATCCCTACACGGAAAAATTTGCCAAAAAATTTTTTTTGTATATTTGAAATCAAAAAGGTCATTTTGAAAGTACAACAACATATAATCCATTCCACCACATGTCAAGATCTTCTGGATCATTTAGCAATTCTCTTTCAAACAACACTTTAAATCCCATAGCATCTATAAACCTTTTAGTGATAGCAACGTTTTCTTCTATGTTTGCATCATCAATAACAAGAGTAAATACATCCTCTGTAAAGTCTATCATGTTAAGAAAGAACTCTCTCATCTTTTGTTCTGAGTTATCACCGTCATAGAATATAACATTGACATCATGTTTAAAATCTTTTTTACCTAGTTTTGATGAGTCGCCATTCAACACCTGTATATCAAAGTCTAGTGTTTCTGTAGATATATTTTCTTGTAAGTTTTTCACAAAAGTGTCTACAGTAACATTCTCCAACGTTAGATTTAAGTCTTCACGACCTGGTTGTAAGTTAGGTTGTGACCAATTATCATTTGCATATGCAGCAACCATGTCATTATTTTGAACTGCAGCACAGAATGTAGATCCTGCATAGACACCTACTTCAAGATATACTGCACCCTCTTGAGAACATATGTTGTTTAGGAAGTGTCTAACTCTAGGTGATGTTAATCCCTCTACATTGTAATAAGAGCTAGGGTCATTAGGATCATATGTCCTGTGGTTAGAGAGATACTTACCAGAGTTTGTAAATGCTTCTATACATGTTTCTACCTGTGGGTGCACAATTAAGTCTGATTTTTTCATGTGTGCTTCTACAACTTTTTCACAGTAGTTACAATCCCAACAGTCAAACTTACATGTCTTAATTTTTTCTCTCCATTTTTTGAATGGTGAGTCT